CGCGCGTCGGGAAAGGACGCGAATTTGGCCAATATTATCTGATATTCCATTAGTTTCTGTCCATCTCTAAATACGAGAGGTAAAAATGCACCGTGGTCACAGAAGACTCAATTTTGAGCACGTCTGAGGCCTCCAAAACCAGGGAAACCCCAGACAGAGCGTCCATCGTGGCGTTGGCCGGCAGGCTGTAACCCTTAAGCAAAAAGTACTCCGTGGCTCCCCCTAAGGGGTACACAGAAATGGTAATTGTTGCGTTATTAGCGTTTGCGTTTGTGATCCGAAGAGACGATATAACCGCAGTGTTAGCTGCTGGAACCGTATAAAGATCCGCTTCAGATGCAGCATTAGGGATCAAATATTTTCGAAGATATTTGTTAGCCATGTCAGCCTGCCGATACAAAGTTGATGGTCAAAATGACCGACGGAATGGCCGGTCGAGTGGGGCTGGTTCCGGCAGCATAGTGCTCTAAAAACACATCAAGGCTATCGGACCACCAAGCCAATTGCAAATAATTGTTTATTGGATCGTTGACCGTGAAAATACCGGTGATGGCAGGAACGATATGCGCCCAAGTTGTAACGTTTTTACGAGCCGCGATGTCGAACCGTGTGTTGCTGAGCGGATAATTTGTTCCAGTGTCCTTGGCCCACACTTCAAATTCCTGGACGGCATTGCCCCGGTTGCTGACCTGAAGCGTGAACGTGACCAGATATTGGCCAGCACAAGGAACGTAAATCTTTGAGTTATCTACGACTCGAATGCCGTTGGTCAAAGCAACGTTGTTGTAGGTAATCAGATTCTCGCCAGTAATACTGGCATTCGTCTGGTCCTGATCCGACAGTAACATCGCATGAGGCAATAAGATCCCGTTGGACAGCTGAAAGCCACGAAGACCTCCCGCAAATCCTCCCCCCGCTGCTCCTGATCCGCTAAACCACCGTTGTGCCCCGGCAGTGTTCTCATCAATTACAGAGTTGTAAGTCGAATTAAGCTGTAGAACAATCTGTTCTAATGATCGAACTAACTGGTTAAACTTCTGCGGGTCATACTCTGGTGTAACAGAAGCATCAGGTAGACGGACGTTAAATATCTTACTCATCGTAATCCGTCAGGCTGAATGTCAACCCGCATAGTTCCAAATCGCCAGTTAGTGTCTGCTGCGTCACTTTCAATTGATAGGCTTATCTGTCGTCCTCTTGCCCGTGTATCAACCTTTTGCGTAGTCGGCGTAATGATATATGGGTCGAGCGAGCTTGGGCTTGCGGCTGCTTGTGGGTAAGCCCTGAGCAGTAAATGCACCGTAAGATTACCAACCTGGTTCTTAAAATCAGGGATAAAACGACGCATATAAAGCATGTTGTCGCCATCACCAATATCAAAATAACCGGACTTAATATACGCAAAAATGGGAGAACCATTCGCATTAACGCCGTCCTCTTGGTTATACACGACCGATCTACCAGCACTCAAGCCGTAAATAGTAGAAATAGTGCTTTCTGTGCTTGCAGGCAGATACTCACTTGCAAGCGGCTTGTCATATGTTCCAATGTCCACCCAAGCCATACGAGCCATAGATCCTACTGACCAGCAGTTCTCAAGGTAGTTGTATGTCACAAAGCGATCAACATAGTCCGAAGTAAAGGAACAGTACCACCACGTCACTTCGTTAAACTGAGAGTTGACCCCTGCGTAAACCTTGAAGCCCTGCACAAGATTAATGTCCTTGAACACATAGTCCTGGACTGTACAAGGCATCTTTTTGACGGTACCGTCAAAGAGATAGAACGCTTCCGTGCCCATCCAAAACGCTACGCCGTTTACGTCAACGGCTGAGTGAGGCCCCAAGCATCCACAGTTTGCGCCCAATTGGGTAAACCCAAACGTATAGGGCGGCCCAACGTACTGCATGCCGTGTAAGGAAGTGTCTGTGAATATGAGGATCTGACCGCGTGACCGCAGTGCAGAAATAATCTTGCTTCCGTCACTAAGGCGTTGACCGCCAGCGGTGTTTGTCGCAGTCTCTGTGAAGGTGTTGATGTCCTCTTGGTTTGAAAACCGTACGAACATCGGATCTTGTGTGGTAGGAGATCCCACGGTGGTTTCCGTACCAAAACAGACAAGGTGTCTGTCCGGAGTAGAAACTAACGCATAGGTGCTCTTTGTTGGTGCTCCAGCAATCGCCGCGGCGCGTGTTCCAACTCCAGCGCTGGTGTCGAACAAATACACACCACCATCAACTGCCTGGCAAATAACGTCTTCCCCGAAGTTATCAAACTGCCACACGCGAGGGTATAGTTGCACCCCGGTAGAAGAAGGACGCGGCGTTCCCCAGGTAAAGAATCCCCACGTGCCAACACCCCAGCCATAATCGAAATAGGCGTTATCAGACCCTACGTTTATCTGATATTGTCCTACAACGGAACCACCTCCATTGCCTGAATCAGAAGCGTTAGCTGCAATGGGGACAGTTATGCGATAGGTGTTTGCAGAGAGCACTTCAGTAATTTCGTACTCACTGTTGAGAATGCCTGCAGTTATGTTGCCCCCTAAGGAGGAGGCACCAGAGAACGTGACAAAATCGCCTGTGATTGCCCCATGCCCGTTATCGGTAACCGTAACGCTGGTCGAGCCATTAGTGGCAGCAAACGTCACTTCCCCGGCTGCGGTTGTAGTACGTATGGGGGTGATATCCGTCCAAGCGCCCCCGCTAAATACGTATAGCTTTTTGGTTGTCCCTAAAATAATATAGGGAGAACCGGTAAGACTGTTCCAAGTAAAAATGTCACTGGCCTGTCCTACCAAATAGACCTGGCTTTCGGTAAGCTGAGTCCAGCCGCCCATCTTTTCAGGCAATCCATACCGAAAACGAATATAGTCCCCATCGATCCAGCCGCCTTCAGCGCCGTATTCGGTGTTTTGTTTATCGATCCCGGGGTTAAAGGCAAGACGAAAATAGCTCATTATGTTATTGGACCTCCAACAAGCCACGCGTCACACGTGCGATCCCCCGCGCATTTAAAGTGAAAAAGTTCACAGTAGCCCAGGTTTGCTGCCTTAATAACCTCTTTTGAGGAATCCATGTGTGGCTCGTCTCCTGCTTCCATGCCTTTTGCAATACACTCCAGCATGGCCGCGGTTTTAATAAATGCGGCGCAATTACCGCATAAAGCGGTCTTGGCTTCATCAACTGAAATCATCCACATCTTAGCCTTTTTATCCCAAAAGTCCTTAGAAGGTTCATTTGGGTTTAATGGGCCATAACCATAATCTTCGATCGCATGATTCCGATTTTTAAGGTTGACATGGATATCTAGCGTGGCTACCGGGCATGCGTCAGCCATGCCGCCTTTGGCATAGGCTTTCTTTATTTCCTGGCCAATAGCGTCTTTTTTGACCTTCATGCCTGTAACCCCGGTAGATACACTGTTTTACCGTTCTGTTTCACGGCGGTCAAGACTTGTTTTTTGAGGTTCGCCGGGTCGTAGCTGACGTGGACCCAACCGCTGTCCGGGACCCCTTGCGTGTAGAACTCGAGGATGACTTGCGTGAAGTCGAGGTTTTCCGTGATCCACTTTGCGAGGTCCGCGTTGGCGACGCCTGGGATTTCGATGTCCGCGGCTTGGCCTTTGCAGTGGTCCGAGGTCCGTGATCCACCGACCTTGGCGTTGACTTCGGGGGCTCGGTAGCCGGAGTTGACCTTAACGCCCTTAGCGAAATGGTCTCTAACAGGCTGAAGAACCTGCTCAGATAGTCGTTTAAGGTTTTCAATCTCCACCTCCCCAGGTGTATTGTCCATATCATGGCGCAGTGCGGTCTCAGACTTGACCAGCTCGGCCAAAGAAAAGTTATTTGTTAACTGCATCTTTTCCACCTTTCATGCTAATGACCTTCTCCAGCGTCCGGCCGCCAAAGTAAAATGACATGACCAGCATGCCCCACTGACCAAGGAGCTGGACAAAGTTGTCCGAGATGTCCAGCCCCATGGCGTCCATGATGGCCAGCGCCAGGTAGGCGGTCAGAATGTAAACCAGAGTCATCGGGCGGATGTTCTTAGAGAGCCAAGAGTCCGACTTCATGTCGGCTTCAGCCCGCTTGGTGAGCTCCTGAGCCTCGATGTTGTCGGCGTTTAGCTCAGCCAACCGGCCCTCCTGCTGAACCTTGATCAGCTCAGCCTGGGCCTTGGCCCGTGCTTCTGGGTCGGGGATCACCTTGTCCAGCACCTTTTCCCCGATGCTCATAATTGCTGCCAACGGAATCATGTTTCCCCCTTGTCTTTCTCGGCTACTTCTTCCGCAACCGCCCGAGCCACCTTGCGACCCGCAATGCCACCGAGAGTACCGATAGACATGTACGCAACAGCTTTAAGAATTTCCAAGAAAATAGCATCAATTGGTGCCAGCTCCATTGACTGTTCTTCAAACGTCACGGCCCAAAGAATGCCCAGCGTAATGGCCGTCAACATGATCATGATGCTTATAACAATAAAAGCCCAGACCCGTACTTCAACTTCTTCGGCGGTCATTCGATTCATTACCACACCCCCATGAACTTGAAAGCGCCGTATATCACGGCCGACACGACGAGTAGGATTCCCCACTCCCGACGAGCCTCCATCCGCTTGCGGTAGAACTCGTCATGCAACTCTCGGTGGTCTTTCCGCAG